GAAATTAGAGAGGACACCGCAGCAGTTTCTACATATGTAGATGGGAACCAAACCGGTGGCGAGGGGCCTTTGTATGAATGGACAGGTGTAGCAAATGCATCTTCTTCTATAAAGAAACCTTCCCTAACAAAAATCAAGGGGTTTCAATTTACTAACAGGTCTGGTACAGCCGCAGATATTATTTACCTAGCGTTTGACCAAACAGCAACTTCAGCTAATGGTATCCCTATTTATGGTGGAGACTCATTTAATTGTGAGGTTCCATTAGACTTTAGAGGAAAGATTTCAATGATAGCAGCCCAAAATACTCCAACACTTACTGGTGTAATCTGGGGAGTAGCTGAATAAAATGACAACTCAAACTATTAAAACAATGGCCGGAGACATACCAAGTCCTTCAAATTGGGCTAACGATGGTTTTGCTGCTGACGATTGTGGTTGCGACGAAACTCCTAGTGTGGGGTTTTTAGAAAAAGCAATTATGGATGGTGGTGAAACGGTTGATGGAAGAGTTTCGATAAAAGATATTACCAAAGCTTTAGATGAGTATGAAAGATTACATAAAGCAGGAATAGCTTCTCCCGCTGAATTACTAACATTATCTAGAGCGTTCCCTGAAAACAGACAATACACTCAAGCTTTAAAGAAAGAGAAGATTTCTGATGATGACAAACTAGTTATTGGTGGACCAGCCTCTATTGAATTAGTTGATAGAGAAGGACATTTGATAACTACAAATGCTTTGGATAAGGCTTTTGATAAATACATGGCAAACTTTAGAACTAGAAATGCTATGGTATTACACTCTGACGTTCAAGTAGGATGGGCATTACCAGCTTATATAAGTAAAAGTGGTCAGATATTTAAGTCTGGTGTAAATGGTAATGGTTTATTCTTCATAACTGAGTTACGTAATGACACAAACATATCTAAAAAAGTAGCAGAACAAATACATAGCGGCAAATTAAAAAGCTATAGTATTGCGGGAAGTGCTCTAAAAACTCAAAATATTCAAAAAGGTCTCCAAGATGTTATGCAAGTTGATGAATTAGAGCTTGCCGAGGTTACTGTTTGTGAAAAGGGAGTAAACCAAGCCGCATCTTTTGAGATAATAAAGTCAGAAAATGCTGCTACTTCATCTTGTATAGATGGTAGTTGTCTTATAACAAAAGAACATAAACACGAAGAACCTAAAAGGGAGGTGGAGATAATGTTTAAATCGGATGGGGATATTGATTTTACTCAATCATTTATGAATTTTATGCAAAAAGAAATGCCAGAGTCTGGTATTGAGGCCTTTCCTCTTTTGTACAGTACACAAGCTAGACAAGAAGAACACCACAGACTTTTAGATAAGTATGGATTTCCGGGAGAGTTGGAACCAGAGTATGCTAGAAATACTCCAGTTATAGAAGACGACCCATCTCCTAATGGTAGTTCGTACGTCCCGTGGGCAGTAAATGAAGCTGGGAATAATCTTGGTCTAAGGTTTTATGAGGATGCTTTAACTACACCTCAGATAGGTGGTCATAAAAAAAGAGGAGTTGTAGAGGGTGGAAACTCTTACGAAACTCCAGTATCTCAAAGAAATACCACAGATGGTTTTAATAGACTACTATCTACTTTAGCTAATAGAAAAACAAAAAAAGCTATTACAGGACAATACAATGAAATGCCTGTAAGACTTTCTAAATCAGATGATTTTTTCAATTGGATGTCTCGAGAGAATAATCATATATACAAGGAATCCTGTGGCTGCGAATCATGTTTTCAGAAATCTGCTGATTACAAAGGTACAGTTCAGAGACCTACAAATTTTTTAGATTAGAGGCTGTAGATAACCCATTCGCAGTTGCTACAGCCCAAGCCAAAAAACTTGGATATAAAAACTTCAAGGAAGGCAGTCCCGGTGAAAAGAAAAGGGACGAAATCGCTGAGGCGGTAAAACGGAAATAATAAAACAATTAGTATAATAAATAGATAGAAAATCTATCTAAATATTTTAGGAGGAAACTAAATATGGCATTATCAATAACAACACCAAGTGGTGCTCACACAGGGCCTGCTGTTTCTGGGGGGACACCCAGTAAGTTTACCATCAAAAGAATACAGTTTGATGACTCTTACCCAACAGGTGGAGAATCTCTAACTGCAGGAGACCTTGGTTTTACTGACATACACGCTGTTATGATTGACACAGAAACTTCTGGGTATGTAGCTCAATACGACTACAGCAACAGTAAGGTTGAAGTGTACGAAGCTGGAGCTGACGGTGCTGCATTAGACGAAGTAGCTAACACTACTGACTTATCTGCAGTTTACATTAGAGTTGTAGCATTCGGACTAGCTTAATAACAAAGGAGAATAATAATGTTTGGCAAACTAAGGCCACAGATATTTTTAGCCATTATAGTACTAGGAGTACTTTCATCTATTGGTGTTATATACGAATACAATGAAATTGCTACTGGTTGTGTTGGCGGTATTATAGCTCTTGGAATGAAAGTTCTGGAGAGTGAGTAATGGTAATGGACAACTCATGTTGCGTAATAGAGGAGGTTTGCTCTTGTGAGCCCTTCGCCTGTTTCTGCGAGTGTGGTTGTGATGGCTGTTTAGAGGAAGTAGATATGTTAGCAGGCTGTCCTTGTGGCGGTAACTGCGGGTGTTCTTAGGAGGTAACTATGAACCCAATGAAAATAATAAGTCTTGGAATGACTTTCTATAATCTAAATAAAGGGTTGGCTGATGATGGTAAAAAGATTGTAGATGAAGGAATGGATATTATACAAGCAATTAGTATTGCCTTGAAAGATGGCAAGATAACTAATTCAGAGAAACATACCATAACAAAAGAGATAAAAGAGTTCTCTAAGGTTTCTATAAAAGCTATAGAAAAAATAACAATACCAGAATCAGACTAAAAGAATTATGACAAATTACTGGAGGTGGACAGCCCTTATTACATATGTGGTTATCTGCCTCTTTGATTTTGTGATAGTTCCATCTTACATTGGTTTAACTAGACCAAACCCAGCCAGCTATTTAGAAAAACT